CACCGCCTTCAGCGAACTGTTCGACCGGTTCATCGTCGTGCGCGCCTACTGCGACCCCCATGACTGGGAGACCGACATCGAAGACCTCGCGCTCGAGCACGGCGAGGAGAAGGTCGTGCAGTGGCCGACCAACCAGATCTCCCGCATGTACCCCGCGATCCGCCGCTTCGAGGCAGACCTCGCGCAGGGCCGCATCCGTCACGACGGCTGCCCGATCGCTGCGCAGCATGTCGGCAACGCGAAGAAGGTCAGCAAGCCCGGGCAGATGTACATCCTCGGGAAGCCGAACGAGAACCAGAAGATCGACGTCGCGATGACCCGAGTCGTCGCGCACGAAGCGAAGTCCGATGCGCTGGCTGCCGGGTGGGAACCCCCGAGGCCGCGACGAGTGCGCGTGTGGCGCTAGTGAGGCGGTAACGGTGGCAACAGCGATGGAGAAGGAGCGAGACCGGCTCAGGGCGAAACTGCTCCGAGACCACCGCCTCCTCGACAAGTCCGACGCGTACTTCGAGGGCCGCCAGCCGCTCCGCTTCATCGCACCGACCCTCCAGCAGGAGCTCGGCTACCGGCTGTCGCCGATCGTCATCAACCTGGCCATGTTCGCCACCGACGTCTACGACAACCGCCTCGACATCGAGGGCTTCCGCGTCGGCGGCAAGGGCATCGCTGACCAGGAGCTCGGCGACATCTTCGCCGAGAACGACGGCGACATCCTGTCGCAGCAGGCGCACCGCGAGAGCCTCGCGCTCGGTCGCTCCTACGCGATCGTCGGCGCCGGCGAGGACGAGGGCGACGCCCCGATCATCACCGCCGAGTCCGCGTTCGACGCGATCCACGAGGACGACCCGGTCACGAAGGCCGTGCGCCACGGCATCAAGCAGTGGACGGACGAGGACGCCACCCGGTGGGTGACGTACTACCACCTCGAGGGGCGCAACACCTGGTTCGCCGAGAAGGGCAAGACCTGGCAGGAAGATCAGGGCCTCGCGGTCCAGACCGACTTCAAGCTGTGCTCCCTGGTGCCTCTGCCCCATCAGGGCCGCCTCCTCGGCCGCACCGTGCGCAACGTCGATCAGCGCCTCGGCCGGCCGGTGTTCGCCGACATCATCCCCGTGATGGACGCGCTCAACAAGATCGCCTCCGACATGATGGTCTCCGCCGAGTTCCACGCTCTCCCGCGCAGGTGGGCGACCGGGCTCGAGGAAGAGGACTTCGTCGGCGATGACGGCAAGCCGATGGACACGTTCTCGATGATCGCCGGCCGGATGTGGGGCACCGAGTCGGAGACGGCGAAGTTCGGGCAGTTCCCTGAGGCGAACCTCGAGAACTTCCACGCCACCATCAAGCTGCTGACGCAGGTCGTCGCGATGCAGCTCGGGCTCCCGGCGCACTACCTCACGTTCATGGGCGACAACCCGCCCTCGGCCGACGCAATTCGCTCGTCGGAGTCGCAGCTGGTGAAGCGCGCCGAGCGCCTGCAGCGCTCGTACGGGGCGCGGTGGCGGCAAGTGATGAAGCTCGCGCTGCTCGAGTCGGGCGCGGCGAGGTCGGAGCTCGCGCCGATCGAGGTTCTGTGGCGTGACCCGTCGACCCCGACCGTGGCGCAGAAGGCTGACGCGATCGTGAAGCTCGTGCAGGCCAAGGACGGCAACGGCCGTTCGCTCCTGCCGATCCAGCAGGCGCGGGAGGACATGGGGTACACGGACGAGCAGCAGAAGCGCATGGCCGACTTCGACTCGGACGGCGACCCGCAGGTGACCGCGGCACGACGAGCGCTGGAGGCGACGGGTGGCAACGTCGGTACCTGAGGTCGCGGCGGAACACTACCGCCAGCAGCAGCGCATCGGCGTGGTCACAGCCTCGGCGGTGAAGCGCCTCTGGGGGCGCATCGGGGAGGACCTCGACGCGGGGTACGCCCAGATCGAGGGTCAGCTTCTCGAGCTCGTCGTGGCCGGCCAGACGGCGGCCGCGCGCACGGGGGCGCAGTACATCTCGCAGGTGCTCTACGAGACCGAGCAGGTCGACCTCCCAACCATGACCGTCGATGCTGACTCGTTCGCTGGCACCGCGGCGGACGGCCGAGACCTCGGCGGCCTGTTCTTCAGCTCGGTGACCACCGCGAAGGACGCCGTGAAGAGCGGCGCCACGATCGACGATGCGCTGCTGCAGGGCCGCAACCAGCTCGTGATGCTCGCCCTCACCACGGTGGCGGACTCCAACCGCGAATCGGTCGGCGCCGCGATGGGAGTCCGACCGGCCGTCGATGGCTGGGTGCGGATGCTGAACCCACCCTCGTGCGGGCGGTGCGCGATCCTCGCGGGAAAGTTCTTCCGGTGGAACTCGGGCTTCCAGCGGCACCCCCGCTGCGACTGCCGGCACATCCCCGCCTCGGAGCAGCTCGCCGACGACTTCACCACCGACCCGTACGCCTACTTCAAGTCCCTCACCCCAGACCAGCAGGAGAAGCTGTTCGGCCGGATCGAGGCGCGCGCCATCAACGACGGCGCCGACATCTACCGGGTGATGAACACGAAGACTCGCGGCCTCGCGACCGGCGGCAAGCAGGCGAAGAAGTTCGGCACGCCGTCCAGGCTCACGGTCGACGAGATCTACCGGCAGGCGGGCACCCGGACGAACGCGATCCGGATGATGACCCGCGAGGGGTACATCACGGGCCCGCAGAACGCCGCTGGGAACATCCTCGGCCGCGTGAGCGGGTTCGGGCAGCTCGGGAAGGGCGGCCGAGCTCGAGCCGCATCCGACTCCATCGTCGAAGCGACGATGACCGGGGTCCGCAACCCGCTGAACCGGTACACGATGACCGCCGCAGAGCGGCGCGTGTACGACGCCTGGTATCGGGCGAACGCGGCGAAGTCGGGCTACTGGCCGGGCTCCGTGGGCGCGAACTCCGCCGACCGCGGCGTGCGCCTCACCCGGATCACCGACGAGCAGCGGGCCCTCGTGTCGCGGGAGCTGCAGCGGCAGCTCGACGACCTCTCGAACCAGCCGAAGCAGGTCAGCGATCTCGCTCGCTTGCTTGGGCTCATCTGAACTCCCCGCCAGCAAAGGCGGAGGCGCTACGCGAGCGTGTCGCGGGATAGCCGACGGGCTGAAAACGGACTGTGCCGACGGGCCTAAACGGAGAGGAACACCCACCCATGAAGAGCATCTGCACCATGCCTGCCTTCGGGCCGCGCGCCATCACGGCGAACGACATCCGAGGCATCCGGTTCTTCTCGCCCGACCCGGGCGAGGGAGGTGCCGGCGGTGGCGGTGACGGCGGGGGAGACGGCGGTGAGAAGAAGTTCACGCAGGCCGACCTCGATCGCATCACCGGTGAGCGCCTGGCGCGCGAGCAGAAGAAGTACGAGGGCTTCGACGACCTCAAGGCCAAGGCCGAGAAGTGGGCAGCCCACGAGGCTGCGCAGAAGCCGAACGGCGACGACGACAAGGGCGGCGACAGGCCGGCCGGGCTCGGCGACGAGGACGTGCAGAAGCGCATCGACGAGGCCCTCGCGGCCGAGCGTGTTCGCGGCGGCTCGAAGCTCGTCAGCGTCGCGCTCGACAAGGCCCTCGCAGGCCGCCACGTGGAGCCCAGCAAGCTCCTCGGCTTCGACCGCACGGAGTACGTCACCCCAGAGGGCGACGTCGACGAACAGAAGCTCACCGAGTGGGTGACGAAGAACACCACCGAGGCCCAGACGCCCGGGAGGCGCCGCGATCCCGGACAGGGACAGCGCGACTCGTCGGCGAACGGGGGATCGGTTCAGTCCGGCCGCGAGCTCTTCGAGCAGCGGCACTCAAAGAAGAAGTAACCAGCTCTCAGAAAGGAGCACCCCATGCCTCGCATCCAGAGCGAGAACATCGGCACGGGTGATCAGTCCTGGCTCGGTTCGACTCACGGCATCGGCAACGCCCGCACGGAGACGATCGACATCTCGGCATTCACCCCCGCCACCCACTACCCGAACGGCTACATCCCGTCGGGCACCCCCGTCGCGATCGTGGCCGGCCTCGCCGTCCCCTACGACGTGACCGTGGGCACCACCACCGGCGCCGGCATCCTCGCCGGCTTCATCCTCACGGACCAGAAGGTCGTCGGCAACACCGACTTCGCTGCCCCCGTGCTCGACCACGGCCGTGTCGTCGTCGCGAAGGTCCCCTTCGCCTCGTTCGCCAAGCCCCTCGCCACGAAGGACGCGACCACGGTCGTGTTCGCCTGAAAGGAGTAGACGATGGCTCTCTGGACCGACATCATCGACCCGGCCGAACTCACCGGCTACGCCCGAGCCTCCCTCGAGGAGTACGAGGCCAGCCGCGGCACCCTCGCGCGCTGGCTCCCCAACCGCTACGTCCCCGACATCAACGTGCGCTTCCTGCAGGGTTCGACCGGCCTCGTGCCGATCGCCCAGTTTCGCGCCTACGACGCCGAGCCCGAAGTGGGCAAGGGGCCGCAGGGCAAGCGTGTGACCCTCGAGCTGCCGGCCATCGGCCAGCAGATCCCGGTGTCGGAGTACGTGCAGCTCCGCAACCGCAACGCCGGTGAGGACACCATCCGCAACGCGATCCTCGACACCGCTCGCACGAACGTGCGTGCCGTCGCCGATTCGCTCGAGCGGGCTCGGGGCATCGTGCTCACCACGGGCAAGTTCACCGTGAACCCCGCCAACTTCGGCGGCAAGTTCCAGGCGGACGACGACTACGGTCGCGCCAGTGGCAACACCGTGACCGCGGCCAACGCGTGGTCGGGCGACACCGTCGACATCCTCGGCGATTACACCGCCTGGGTCGACGCGTACGTCGATCTGAACGGTGAGCTCCCCGGATGCTCGCTCATGAGCACCCGCGTGGTCCGTGCGATGGCGAAGAACGCCCAGTTCCGCACCGTGCTGGCCGCGGGCGGCAACCGCCCGGCGTCGCTCACCCAGGTGAACGACACGCTGCAGGGCGCGGGTCTGCCGCCGATCGTGACCTACGACCGCCGCGTCAACGTCAACGGCACCAGCACGAAGGTCGTCCCCGACGACCGTGTGCTGTTCCTCCCGGAGCCCGTTGAGACCGTCGACTGGGAGGGCACCCAGCTCGGCGCCACCTTCTACGGGCAGACCCTGTCCTCGCAGGAGGAGGACTGGGAGATCGCCGAGTCGGAGCAGCCCGGTATCGTGCTCGGCGTCTTCCGGGAGCCCAAGCCCCCGATGATCGCCGACGTCATCTCCGACGCCATCGCGCAGCCTGTCCTCGGCAACGCGAACCTCTCGTTCGTCGCGGACGTGCTCTGATGGCGGGCGAGCGCAAGCTGGCCGCCACGGTGCACGTCGATGGCACGGTGTACCCGGCCGGGGCTTCGGTTCCGGCTGAGGTCGCGCAGCTCATCACGAACCGCAAGGCGTGGGGCGAGTTCGAGACCGAGGCCGACTCGACCTCGGCTCCCGAGTCGAAGCCGAAGAGCTCGAGCAAGCCGCCCAAGGCGTCGTCGAAGCCGAAGGAACCCGCAGCGCCCGCCGCTCCGGAGTCCACTGGCGACGATGAGCTCGTGCCCCCGCCCATCGCGGGTGCCGGCAGCGGCACCCAGGCGTGGCTCGACTACGCCGTGGCCGCGACCGCGAAGGCCGGTCTGAACATCGAGTTCCCGGACGACGTGAGGCGCGAGGACATCGTTTCCGCGCTCAACGACGCCGGGATCAGCACCACCGCGAAGGAGTAGGCCATGCCGTGGGTTCCCGTCATCGAGAAGGACATCACCGACCGGTGGCGGGAACTCACGGCCGCCGAACACTCCATCATCGACACGCTCATCCTGGACGCCCAGGACGAACTCGAAGACGCCATCGAGCTGGCAGGCTACCTGCCGATCGACTGGACCGTCGAGAAGACCGCACGCCGCTACAAGCGGACGATCGCCGCGATGGTGAAGCGGCTGCTCCTGAACCCCGAGGGCTTCCTGTCGGAGACCGTCGAGGGGGAGTACTCCTACCGCCGCGAGGAGGCCTCCGGGGCGGGCGCTCTGGACCCCACTGACGCGGAGGTGGCGAAGTTCGCCCCGAACCGCAGGCGGCGCCGCGGCTCGTTCACGATCAGGCTGTCGTCGTGATCAGCGCGGCGCTGCTCGGTCGCGGCCGCGCGATGTCGGAATCGCTCATGCCGGACACGTGCAAAGTCACCCGCGGCGGTGGCCCGGCGGTGCTGAACGAGGAGACAGGCAAGTCTGAGCGCCCCGACCCGGTCGTCGTGTACGAGGGCCCGTTCCGGTCTCGCGGGGTGAACACGGCCGCGGGCGAGATCGATGCGGCCGCGCAGCTGCTCGTCGAGACTGACGCCTCCGTCTCATTCCCTGTCTCGGCCGACACCGCTCAGATCACGAAGAACGACACCGTCGAATGGACCAGCTCCGAGTTCGACCCCGGACTCGTCGGACGGACCGTTCGGATCACAGGCCCGTTCGCCAAGACCTCCCACGCCGTCGCACGGCGCTTTCGTGTAGAAGAGACCACCTGAGGGGCAGGCCATGAGCATCGATACCTCGCAGCTGGACGCGTTCGGGCGAGACCTCGGGCGGACAGGCCGCCGCATGACCCGCAACGTGCAGAAGGACATCAGGGTCACTGCGCTCGACATCAAGGAGGACGCGCGCCGCTTCGCCACCGGCATCAGCTACGCGCCTTCCTACCCGCGATCGATCGACTTCGAGCTGATCTTCCGGTTGCAGGAGGCCGCTGCCAAGATCGGGCCCGACAAGAACGGTCCGCAGGGTGCGCTCGGCAACATCCTCGAGTACGGCACCGTGAACAACGGTCCCCGCAAGCACCTCGGGCCGGCGCTCGACCGCAAAGCGCCCCGGCTCGAGGAACGCCTCGCCCGATCAGCTGCGGACCTCTGGTGATCCGCGCCCACAAGGCGGCCGTGCTCGCCCGCCTCCGCGCCGACACCAAGATCGCCGATGCCGTCTTCGACAGCGGGGCCGACAGTCCGTCTGTGCCGTACTGCGTGGTCTACGCCGACCAGGGCACTCGCGAACAGGAGCGGCTGCTCGCGACCCAGAGCCGCGCGACCTTCGTCTACACGATCCATTCCGTGGGCTCCACCCCTGACGAGGCCCAGTGGATGGCCGAGCGCGTCTACGCCCAGCTCCTCGGGTTCCGTCCCGAGATCGAGGGCAGGTCCTGCTGGCCGATCGCGGCTGAAGCATCCGTGCCCGTCCGCCGCGACGACGACCCGCACCCCGCGCTGTTCTTCGGAGTCGACGAGTTCCGACTCTCCTCCGTCCCCGGCTGATTCCGGCCGACCCCCACCCTCACCGACCGGTGGGGGTCGTACGCACGCCTGGGAGGCGCCATGCCGTTCATCCGAGTCCGCGACAAGCGCACCGGCCACGAGTTCGACCTCAACCCCGAACGGCTCGCGGTCCACCCCGAGGACTTCGTCGTGTTCGACGACAACGAGGTGCTCGCGCCCCGTCCCGCTGAGCCCGGCAAGAAGCGCAAATCGCGCGCCACCACCAAGACCCATGTGGGCATCAAGAAGGAGTAATCATGGTCGTTTCCAAGTCCGTGCCCACCGAGGGCAACTACGAGATCCGCTTCATCGACGTCATCGCTGGTGTCGGCGGCCCGACCGTCGCCGAATGGGCCGCAGGCGAGGACCTCACCTACTACTTCACCCCCGACGGGTGGAACCCCGGCGGCGACCAGGCCACCGTCGTCGACGACCGCCTCACGAACCCGCAGTCGTTCGAGCAGCCCGGCAAGGTCACCGACACCCTCGACACCATCTACGTGACGAACCCCGGGTCCGCTGAGGACGACGTCGCCGCACTCACCCTGACGAAGGACACCGAGGGGTACCTCGCCTACCGCAAGGCCGTGCCCTACGGGACCACCGCGACCACCTCGCACAAGGCCACCGTCATCCCGATCAAGTCGGGCGTACAGCGCGACCTCCCGCCGGAGGCGAACGGCGTCTTCAAGATCGCGCAGAAGCAGTTCGTCACGGGCCCGGTCCGCCGGAACGTCCCGTTCGCTTCGGCGTAACCACCCCTGCCTGCCCCGTCTCACCCACGGAGCGGGGCAGGCAGGTCCAACATCCGTGGGTGATCCGTGGGAGGAACCAACCATGTCGTTCGACGACGCACTCGACAACGCCGCACTCGGCTTCCGAGACATCTCGGTCTGCCTGTCCGGACCGCTCCGCCACCAGTGGGAGACCCGTAAGCAGGCCATCGCTCTCCTCGCCGACGAGATCGAGCGGGAGCGGGAAGAGCCCGGCCCCGACCAAAGGCTCGGGCAGAAGTCCGAAGCCCTGAAGACCCGGGAGACGCTCGAAGCCGAGCTGCAGGATCTGCTGCCGAAGATGCGCGCCGCATCCGTGACGCTCCGCTTCACGGCCCTCGACTTCAACGGGTGGAACGAGCTCGTGCTCGCGCACCCGCCCCGTGAGGGGAACCTCACCGACCGCGCGTGGGGATACAACACCCTGTCGTTCTACCCCGCGGCGATGCGCCTCACCGGCCAGGCAGTCGAGGACGGACAGGCGGTCGACGTCTCTTCCGCGCAGTGGGACCGGCTCGAGAAGGTTCTCACCGACGCGGTCATGGACGACGTCGCGAACGCGATCAACACCGTGAACCGGCGGGAGGGTGCGGGGGTCCCTTTCTCGCTCGCCGACTCCGCGACGACCCCCGACTGAAACGCGACGTCGGCCTCGCCATCCAGGCCGGCATCGCGCCGCGCCAACTGTGGGGGTGGGAGGCGAAGACCACCACCCACCACTTCTACGACGACGGGGTCCTCGTCCACACCGAGTCGGTCACCGAGTCCGCCTGGGATCAGCAGCAGTACGAGCTCGTCGCCGCGTACGCCGACGTTCAGGCCGACATGCACTCGTGTGGGCATCCGGCGTCGGAGACGACGTCGTGGGCGGCCGACGAGCTCAACCCGGAGCGAACGATCCGCTACTCCGCCGAAGCGCCGAAGGCCTGCCAGGCCTGCCGGACCCTCCACCGGAAGCAGAAGGAGTTCCAGGACGCCGGAACGATGAAGCCCGACCTCCTCTGGTCGGTGACGAAGCAGCAGACCCCCACCACATAGGCGCGTTCTCGCGCCGCCACACACTGCCCGGGAGGTTCCATGGCTAACCGGACCGTGATGGTGGAGATCGGCGCGAACGTCCGCGGAGCTCTCGCTGGTGTCGAGCAGCTCCGCAGCCGGGTCGTTCAGTCGTCCCGCGACATGGTGAACCATGCCGCTCAGAACGAGCAGGCGTGGAACAACGTCGGCAAGGGCTTCCTCACCGTCGGCGCCCTCGCCGGCGCCGGGGTGGGCCTGGCGATAGCGAAGTTCGCTGATTTCGACAAGCAGATGTCGAAGGTGCAGGCCTCCACCCACGAGTCGAC